CGATCCTGGAGCGCCAGCAGGCTGGATTGGCCGGGAAGCGGCAGGAACTCGCGGCGGCGGGGCAGCTCACGAACACCCGCAAGGCTGAGCTGGAGATGCTGGAGCGGCTGTCGGCCGCCGACGCGGCCCGCCTGGAGGCGCAGGGCAAGCTGATCCAGGTGGGCGGCGAGCTGCGGTCGGTCGCGAGCGTGGTCGAGGCGGCGGACCTGTACGCTGACGCGGACGGCTACAACGCCATCCAGACTCGGATCGACGCGCTCCAGCAGACGGCGTCCTCGGCGAAGACGCACATCGCGGACCTGCAAGACGCGATCAAGTCCGCGCAGCAGATCGAGAAGGACGGCGGGAACCCGGCGCAGGTCGCTGCGATGTTGACCAACGCCCTGGGCGAGTCCATCAGCACCATCGGCGCGGCGGAAGCCCGGCTCGCGGACCTCCAGCAGCGGCGCCGAGACGCGAGCAACGAGGCCAACGCGCTGGACCAGGAGCGGTCCAAGTACGTCACGGACATCCTGAACAAGAACACGCAGGCGGAGAAGGACGCCTACCACGCCGGGGTCGTCGCCCACGCGGCGGCGAACGACGACAAGCTCAAGGCGGACAAGGACTACACGCTCGGGCTGCGGAACCTGCACGCGGCGGTCCTGGACGAGTCCAAGTCGCTCGACGTGGACATCACGGGGTCCTTCAACAAGGAGCTGGAAAAGCGGCGCCGGGCCATCGAAACCGAGGCGCAGCACGAGATCGAGGCAGCGAAGGGGAACGCCGAGAAGATCGCGAAGATCAAGGCGGAGGAGCAGTCCGCGCTCACGGACCTCGACGCCCTCGGCGAGCGCGAGCGCGCGGCCCAGCGGGCGCAGGACGAGGCGAAGCACGCCCAGGACATCCAGGACGAGCGGACGCGGCTCCAGGCGGAGCTCCGGCGGTTCCAGCAGGCGGACATGAAGGAGTCCGAGCGGCTGGAGCAGGAGAAGGCGGACGCCATCGCCGGGATCAGCTCCGCCAACGTGGACTTGATGGTCCAGATCGCGGAGGAGTACAACAAGAAGATCGAGGCCGCGCGCGAGAAAGAGGCGGCCGACGCGAAGAAGGCGGCCGACGACCTCGCCGCGCGCCACAAGGAGAACGCCAAGAAGGTCGCCGACGCGGTGATCTCGGCGTTCAGGACGACCGCCCAGGCCATCGGGTCGGCCATGGAGTCCGTGTACGGGGTCGTCGAAGACCTGCTGGGCCGGGTCGTGGACCTGTTCCAGACCGTCACGGGGTTCAGCTTCGACCTGGCCGGCACGGTCGGCGACGTCGTGTCCGCGCTCTCGGACGCGGCCGACGCCGGCACGACCACGACCACGGCCGACGAAGCCACGACCGCGATCCAGGGGATCTTCTCGGACGCCAGCACGTTCCTGAGCGTGTTCGCCGAGGCCGCGCCGATCTTGATGAAGGGGCTGGCGGCTGGGCTGCCGGACCTGATCGATCAGTTTTTGGCGGACGTGCCAACCATCGCGCAGGCGGTGTTGGCGGAAGTGCCAACCATCGTCCAGACCATCGCCGACGCGCTGCCGGGGCTGGTCCAGGTGGTCGTGGCGCTGCTGCCGGACGTGGCCGACGCACTGCTGGACGTGGTGGCCGCGGTGGACCCGGCGGTGATCTCGGCGCTGCCCGACCTGATCCAGGGCTTCGTCTCCGTGGCCAGCGGTTTCGTCCAGGAGGTGCTGGCTCGGCTGCCGGACATCGTGGACGGGCTGCTGGCCCTACTCCCGGACCTGATCCAGGGCGTGCTGGCGGAGCTCCCGGCGCTCATCCAGGCGTTGCTGTCCGCCGCGACGGACGTAGTGGTCAGCATCATCAAGGCGCTTCCCGGACTGGTCGAGGCGATCCTGGAGGCGCTGCCGGACATCCTGACCGCGCTGATTGAGGGGCTGGTCGAGGCGCTGCCGGTCGTCGTCGAGGCTCTGGTCGAGGCGCTGCCCGACCTGATCATCGCGATCCTGGAAGCCGTGCCCACCATCGTTGAGGCGCTGGTGTCGGAGCTTCCGACCATCATCACGGCGCTGGTGGGCCTTTTGCCGGTCGTGATCGAGGGGATCGTGGCGCGCCTGCCGGACCTGATCGACGCGCTGATCGGGTCCACGGGCGACATCGTCTCGGCGCTGGTTGCGGCGGCGCCCGAGATCGCGGTCGCGCTGGTCGAGGCTGTGGTATCGCTGATCGCCGACCTGCCGGAACTGGCGGCAGCCATCGGCTCGGCGTTCGTGGAGGGCATCAAGAGCGCCGCCGAGGCCATCTACGACGCGCTGGTGGACGTGTTTTCGTCCGCCTGGGACGCCATCACGAGCCTGTTCGGCGGGGGGTCCGACTCGAAGGACAGCCACGCGCGGTCAGCGTCCAGCGCCCGGACTGGCGCCCCGGACGTGGCGACCCTGCTGGGGCTGTCCGCGCTCCAGCGTCTCCCGGACCTGTCGGAGTACGCCCGAGCCGAGCAGGAAGCGCAGCGGCGCCCGGCAGCCGGCACGACGGGCCAGGGCTCGACCGCGCGCGTCCAGGTGGTACTGAACGGGCGCACGGTCCAGGACGTGCTGGCGGTGTCCGACGCGCGCGGGGAGACGACGTTCCGGAGCCAGCGGGCGACCGGTTCGGCCAAGGTCGGGATCAGCCGGGGTCGCTACAACCGCTACAGCAAGTGAGTCAAGTGACCGTCAAGTAGGGCGGATCACAACCAGCACCGGATACAGGGCCGGTGCTGGAGGTCACTCGCTACGGCTTGGGGTTGAAGTCGGCTCAGTCATCCGGCATCTCGCGCACGAAGTCTCGGAGCTGGTCCGCCGCTGCGCTCAGGCCACGTCGCCGGGCGTCCGACAGGTCCGGGTCGTCGGAGACGTGGACGCCGTGCGGGTTGTCCCGCTGGTAGGACATCACGAGGTCGATGAAAGTGCGGAGGTTCATGCGCGACACCCTCCCCGCGTGCGCGGCGCGATGGTCCAGGTCTCGCCGGACGTGGCGTACTGCATGTCGCCGAGGCGCGTCACGCGGCAGCGCCGGCAGGTGTAGTACCCGTCGGCGTCCGGGGTCCAGTCGTGGTCGAGCGGCGGCGCTGGCATGGGCGAGGCGAAGGACGCCGGGGTCCCGAACGCCTGCTCCAGCGTGGCGGCGCGTCGTGGTTCGGGCGTGTCCTCCAGGTCGGGACAGGTCGCGATGAGTTCGGCCCAGCGGTCCAGGTCGTAGGACATGGGGCTACGCCCGCTCGCGCGTGATGGGCGCAGCGTCCACCGCCCTCCGGATCTGCGCCAACTGCGCATCGCTGATGAACGACGGCAGGTCAGCGCCCTTGAGTTCCGGCAGGTCTTCGATGGGACAGAGCAGGACGATCTCGCCCTGCTCATCCAGCGTGAGCGCGTGCCAGCTACGACTGGTGATGCTGTCGTTGTCCATGCTCCCGAACGCGCGCCGGACCTCGCCGTGCTCGTCGCGCCAGACCCAGGCGCCCTCTTCGAGGATCACGGTCGTAAACTTGACCCAGGCGCCGTTCCTGACGGCGGCGTGCGTGATCTCGATCTCCACCGATGTCCGCTCCCATCCGTCCACGGCACCCTTGGACAGGTACTCGTCCCGGCGGCGGGTCTTGAGGTAGGCGTCGATCTCGGCGATGGGGGTCTGGTCGAGCAGGGCGCGCAGGGACTTGTCCACGGGTTCACCTCCTGGGGTGGAGGTAGCCCCGCGCTCACCCGTCCTGGGCGGACGTCTGCTGCTCCGTCAGGTGGGCGCTGGTCCCCGGTTCACGACGGCAGCATCGGCGCGTCCGGCCAGGCGGCGCAGAACAGGTCATCCCCCAGCACCAGCCTACGCAGCGCCCACTCCACCTGCTCGGGGGTGTAGTCCGGGTGACGCGCACGGATCCCGCACCGGCTCAGCTCCCGCACGTCCTCGGAGAGTTGAATCGCCATGCGCAACCGCGCGTCGTAGCTCAAGCCCCGCAACCACCGGTAGTGCGCGGCGTGGGCGTCGGGGCTGGTGTCGTCGGGCGGCACGGGCGGGATCCTACCGCGTGCGGGTCGGCGCGGTCCAGGTCGGTCGGAGAAAGCGCAGCAGGTAACACCACCCCCGAGGTAGCCCTACCCGCGCGCACCTCGACTCCCGGCCTTGTCCCGTGGGCGCGCTGGCCAGATCCAGATCCCGGGCTACCTCGGCCGCAGGAGCCGACCCATGGCCAGTCGTTCCCCCGTCTTCCGCGTCGAGACCTACGAGATCACCTCCTCGGACTTCACGGGATCGGTCTACCGGCTCCACCTACGGCACGAGCTGTCCACCCACTACTTCGCGATGGTCGAGTGGGGCGTGGCCGCCACGGCGGTCTACAACCTCTCGGACATGCTGGTCCGGGTGACGGCGGACCCCTACGGGACGGGCGACCTGAACCTGGCCGACGGGAACTACCTGGAGCTGACTCGGGCGAGTGCGACCAACCCCTGCGCGATGAAGGTGATGGTGGTCGAGTGCCTGCGCGACGAGGACGGCGCCGGCTTCCGTCTCCTGGACGTGCAGGCGACCTCGCTCGCGGCGGGCAGCGGGTCGGGCGTCCAGACCACCACGGACACCTGCGCGACGGCGTGGCCGGACGCGACCCGGGTCGTGCTGTTCGGCGGGTACCGGGGCGGAGGCATGTCCGGCAGTGCATCCAGCGCGCAACTCCAGACCGGCGGAGCCCGGATCTACCCGAGCTCCACGGCGACCATCAACGTCGAGCGGTACGCCAGCGTCTCCAGCAACCTCGCGGCGGCGACCCTCGTGACCTACTGCGTCCAGTGGGGCGCCGAGTGGCTGGTCCAGCGGGTCAACGTGACTGGGACGAACACCGGTGCGACCCTGGCCAGTACGGGGCACTACTCGACCGGCGCGCTGACCTACACGATCACCCGGGCGAACTCCTGGGTCTGGATGGCCAGCTACACGGACGGCAACAACCCGGGCGCCAGCTTCCTCGGACAGGTCGCGACCATCGGCGACGGCGTGACGCAGAACTCCACCGAGACGACCGTGGCGGTCGGCGGCATGGCGTCGATCACGACCCGGTCGGCGAGCGTCTACGTGCTGACGCACCAGCAACTCGTCGCGGAGTACGACTTCCGGGCCACGGGTAGCGGCTCCGGGGCGTCCAGCGTGACCGTGGCGGCGCCCCAGGTCGCGGAGACCTACCGCACGGCAGACGGGCTCCTGTACGTCGCCAGCACGCGCGGCGAGCGGCTGGGGCTGTGCATGGCGGGGATCACGTCAACGGCGGCGGGCGACGTGTCCGAGACGCAGATCCACGCGCGCCCCACGTCGTCGACGGCGGTTACGGCGACCCCCGCGGACACGTCGCCCAGCGCGTCCTGGGCGGGCTGGATCGAGACGGTGGACTTCGGGGCCATCGACACGCCCGCCGGCAAGCTCCCGGTCTTCCGCGTCACGTCCTACCGGGTCGGGTCGGGTCAGTTCACGGGCACGACGTACACTCTGGCCCTGCTCTACACGCTGGCGGACCACTACTTCGTGATGATCCAGGGCACGACGGCGAGCGCGTCCACCCAGGACGTGGACGACGTCAACGCGCGCGTGACCTCCGACCCTGCCGGGACGGGCGACCTGGAAGCCACGGGCTCCAACGGGCTGATCCTGACGCGCGCGGCGGCGGGCGCGGACTGGGTCGGGACCGTGACGGTCGTGGAGTGCCTGCGCTCTCCGGACCAGCAGGGATTCCGGCTGCGGTCCGTCGTGGACGTCACCATGTCCGGGACCAGCGCGGACCGGCAGATCGCGGAGACCACGCTGTCGGGCGTGACCTACGGCGACCTCGACCGCGTGCAGGTCCTGGTCGGGTACCGGGGCGGCGGCGTCACCACGGACGGGTCGGGGTCCACCTCGGGCCACAACGCCGTGGGCGCGGTCTACGGGCGTCCCTTCGGCACGGCGGGCGTGCGGCTCCACCGTCGGTCCTCGGCGACCATGCAGGCCATGACGGCGTGCGCCTACGTCATCGAGTGGGGGAGCGCCTGGACGCTGCGCCGGCAGTCCGTCGAAGCCGTGGCCGGCGGCGCGGACCTGGACATCACGGGCGAGTTCAGCGCCCCCAGCCTGCTGGGCGGCGCGGTCACGGCGGCGCGCGCAGCCCTGTTCGCCTCGGCGGTCGCGGACGGCGCCAACGCCAACCAGAACTACACCGGCGCGGTCGCGGCGCTGGGAGACGGCGTCACCGTCGGCACGTCGCCCTCGACGGTCGCGGTGGGCGTCTGGTCCAACGCGGCGTCCCCCTACGAGGTGCTGACCGAGGTGCTGGTCCACGCGGACCTCGCGGTCAATCAGGTCCGCCTCGCCTCCAACACCGGCACGACCGGCACCTTGACCGTGAGCGCCCCGCTGACGTCCGAGCACTACGGGACCTACAACAGCCTCGCCTACACCTGCGGGCGGCGCCTGCCCATGGCGCACACGGCGTGCTCGCTGACGGCGGACTCCGTCGCGTCGTCGGTCGTCCAGTCCAGGCTGACGGGCCCGACCACCCAGACCTGGCTCCGGGATCGCAACGACTCCAGCTCGTCCGTCACCGGCTGGTTTCAGGCCATCGACCTGGGCGGCATCTACGCCGACAGCGAGGCCATTCAGGTCAACGCCGACCCCGACGACCTGGACGTGCCGGTCGGGTACCTGATCCTCCAGGACCCGCACTGGGAGGGCTCCGGCAACGTCGTGTCCGCCACGTCCGAGGCGGGCGCCGTGCTCGGGCTGGTCGAGGCGGCCACGTCCAACCGCGGCGGGTCCTACGCCTACCAGGAGGGTGAGCCGACCGGGACCACGGAACTCACGCTCAGGAC